CCGCTTCAAATCAGCCTGCAACGCAACAACCAACTCATCCACATCATCCATGCCAGGTGCTTGCTTCTGCATAGCATCCAACAACTCCATGACCTTACGCTTAGTCACCTGATCCTTGAGAGCATTCGCATAATAGTTCACCTGAGCAGGCGCAACAGCAACATCAACCACAGACCAAATCTCAGCCCGATAATCATTCACATTATTGACCACCGAAACCACATCAATACGCCCCGCATTAGCCCAAAGGTCAAGACACTCAGCCCAAACCTTAGCCCACATAGGCTTACTAAAATCACTCGGCAATAAACCCAACTGAGTCACATCAAACTGCTCAAGTTGAATAACAGCCCCACAAACCGCAGCCTCAAAACAAATCTCATGCAACAAAAGCTGATGACTCTCACGCATGATCACATCCCCCCATTTGTGCGCGAAGCGCTAAACTCTGCAAAATCATTTACAAACCACGCATAAAACAACCTGGCACGCTCTTGCCCAACCTTGCCCCGATTCTGCGGATGCAACTCAAACCGCCGATGCAACTCCTCAAGCCTCAACAACGGAAACAACTCATCCATCCCATGCTGCCTAGCCCAAACCAACATTTGAGGCGAAAAAGGCACAACCCGAAAATCCATCTCACTAGGCCAAAAATTGCTTTCAGTTTCGCTATTTAACTTTTTATTTAATTCTTTATTTAATAGGCGGAAGTTTTTGTCACTTATAGCGGAAGTTTTTGCATCAATAGCGGAAGTTTCTGGCACAGAAATAGCGGAAGTTTTTGCACTATCAAACAGCGTTATCGTGTATAAATTCGCCTTGCCCGACTTGTCATTACCAGTCACCCAAGTCAATTCCCCAAGAGCCTCAAGACGCACCAAACAAGCCCTAACAGATCGCTGCGAAATACCGCAAGCCTTAGCAATCGTCTTTTGACTAGGCCATGAACCCTTAGCCCTCGAATACCGGCGAGCAATAGCCAAAAGCACAAGCTTGTCAGTCTTAGTTGATTTGGATTTATCCCAAACCATGTCCATCTCGTTATATCCCATTTATTTGCCTATTTCATTCATTTTTGTCGGCAAACCTGATAACATGTAGTTACCAAATCCACCTATTTGGTTGCCCGTCTCAACACTTCCCCTAGGTTCGTTGAGGCGGGCTTTTACTTTACGCGAGCTTTGCGTTTCTGCTTCAAACCGCCACGATTACCCTTGCGCCAAGTGCCAGGCACTTTCACAATCACATGATCCTCATTGACACAATCAGCATGCCCACAAATACGCTCACCCAAATAAACCGGCTGACCCTCATCATTCAGGCAAACCATCTGGTCATAATCCATCGCACCCATCCAAGGATGACAAATAAGACCAGTAGTTCGACTCTTGATTCTGCGCTCATGATTGCTGGAAGTCATACGAAAACAAGGCCGACACTTCATGTCAAGCATGTTGCCGCGCTCACGCCGCTTAGACAACAAATTGGCTGTCAACAAAAACCCACACATAGGGCAAGGCGAATCAGTGTAAGAAAATTCAGGTTCGTTCATAGTGAAACACTATAAACCCAAAACACTAAAAAGTGCTAATCATCCAAATTCTTGACCGAATAACGCAGACGACCCGCTTGTCTCAACACAAGTTCGCGGATGTCTATGACATTTTGAATCTTGGCTTTATCACCAAAAGTTGGCGTGCGTTCAAGCTCTTGCAATAGTTCAAAAATCTCGGCCACATGCGCAGCCAAAATCAAACTATCCTGCCTGCCCCAAGCCATCTGCCTTAGCCTTAATCTGATCTAGAATCGCCGGTGATGCTTTCGACTGTTTCGCATCAATATAAAGACTACGCAACCCCTCAACATCATCTATCGAATTCAATTTCGCAACCCAATCAACACTCTTGCTTTGACGAGCCAGTTGAGCCTCACCGCGCTGAACCTTGCTCATTTCCTCACGAGTTGGGGCTTTGCCAAACCCAGCATTACGCAAAGCTCTGCCGATAGCACTGCTCTCACAATTCTCAAGAGCCGAAAACTTATTGGCAGTGCCATTCACGCCATCAATCTCAAAAGCGTGACCTGTCGCTTTAGGCAAGTTGCGTTCCTGTTCCTCAGCAGTCAAATAGATAGCTGCAACAACAACCCAAGTCGAAACCTGTCTATCCTGATCGCTAGTCAAATTCTGTGTGACAATACGCCCATCAGGGTAACGCGCAAAAAACTGCTCTTTCAGTTGCTCGACAGTCACATAATTTTGCAAATCAAAACTAGCCATGAGTAGAAACCTCAACTAACTCGTTCAGTTCAATCGGGCTGCTGATTCCATAAACCTCAAGCCAAGTGCGGCCAGAATCATCAGTCAACACATTACGAATAAAGCCAATAACCGAAGTTTTGACATCACTGCCATTGATAACCGCAACCTTGATACTCAAAGTCACGCCCTGCCCTGCATGGTAACTCACTTATTTTCCTGCTTTCTTTATGGTCAAAAAAGGTGGATTATTTCCACGCTGACCAAGCGTAGCCACAACTCTGCCATCAACAGTGCCATTCTTAGCACCATTCAAAGCCTCAATAGTTCGCGACTTCATCTCACGCAAATGCGCCTCAGCTAAATCAAACGCTGTCTGTGCATTGACCAAATAAATCCCCAAATCACCCAACTCCTCGTCACGCGACTCGAGACCTGGCGACAGTTTGCGGGCAGTCTCATATGTCGAATCACTGCCATCCCAATCAGGCGCAACATCAGTCATGATCAGGTTACGAAACAAAGTCACGCGGTCAAGCATCGCCAAAACTTCAAACTCGTCATACAGCAACTCAAATTCGGCATAACGCCCGCCAGCATCAACAGCAAACACCATGCGCTGCAAACCAGTCACATACAAATACCAATAAGCCTGAGCTTTGTAATGCTCTGGAATTGAGTCCCAAAATTGTGAAGTGTGTTTGATTTCCAGCAAATAAGGTTCACCGCCATCTAAAGGCAAACACACGCCATCAGGGTTAGCGTTCGCCCAGCGAGTCAACTTAGACCGCCAAGAGCCAACATCACCAATCACAGTCACTTCAGGATGCTTGTGTGCATACATGTCACGAATACCCGACTCTAAGAATGTGCCAAGCAGCATCGCATCGTTTTCAGGAATATCTCTATCAATGCGATTAGTCTTTTGCGCCCACAACGTATAAGGCGAAGTGAATGGACTAAGCCCCAAAATAGTGCCAACCTCACTGCCTGAAATCACTCCAGGTTGATTACGCGCGGCATGCCACTCAGGGCTATTAGCCTCAAAAAGGCCAAGAAATTCGGCATCTGTGAACAAGTTTGCAAAGTCAGGTGTTGTCATAACCTAAACTCTAGCCATGACCCCTGACAACGCTAAAAAACTAGATCGCTTGACAGTTCAGCTGCGCGAAGCCATAGACCTAAACGGTGGCGTGGAATGTCAACAAAACCCCGAAATCTTTTATCCAGACGACTGGAATGGACTCGGCGGCTCAACAACCATGAAAAATCTTGCAACACGAACAGCCAAAGAAATCTGCATGCGCTGCCCAGTGATAGCCGAATGTTTACAAGTCGGCGTTTATGAAGATTTTGGCATCTGGGGCGGCACAACACCTGACCAGCGTAAAAAGATACGCAAACAAGTGCGCTAAGCCCGCTATGAGCCTTTTAGGGCTGTTTAGGGCTATCTGCTGGCTTATCTTTAGCCTGCTCCTCTTGCATCGTCTTTAGCACAGCAGTTTTGAACGCATCATCAACATTCTTAGTCGTCAACTTGCCTGTCGAAGCGATAGCAACACCAAGCACGCTCGAAACAGTCAAAAATGCTGTCGCAAACGCAATCAAAGCACCATTCACCCAAGAGCCAGACCACGCAGCACCAGCACCAGCACCAATCGGCACAGCAATCAAAGCCAAACCAAAGCTTCGCCAAACAATTTGCCCCAAAAGGCTCAAAATAGCCTTATTTTTAGCAAGAAAACTCATTATTTAGCCGCCCAAGGGATAGTTGCCCAACCCGAAACAAACTTGAGAGGCACATGGTGCAAATCAACAATGCGAGCATCAGTCGAATCTGCGCTGAGGTAATAAATGTCTTTTCCAGGTTCAGCATCAATCGCAACCAAACCAATGTGATCATGCTCGCCACCATCAGCACGCATACCCAAACCATCCCAAGAGAAAATCACTGCATCGCCACGCTTAGGCAAACCAGTGAAATGCCAAGTCTTTTCATTCTTAAAATGCTGAACCCAAGTGCCGCAAGAATAAATGTCGCGACCAATACCCGAAACATACGAAAACGCGCTCGCACAGTCAAAATAGTTATGAGGCTTACCCTTTAGCCAAGGCGCACCAGTAGCCGGATTCTCAAGCTCAGCGCGAGTCTTACCGACAAAAGATTTATAGATTTTGATTGCATCGTCAAGAGTTCTCATGCAACAAGTCTAACTTTTAGGCTGTTATGCGCTAAGCCCATCAAACTCGACCTGAACAACGACAATCGCCGCCTGAATAACTGTTATCGCATCGCGTGAAGCCTGAGCCTCAACAGAATCAAGCAAATTCGCGGCCTCAAACTGTTTCAACAACAGTTCATGATTATAACCCTCAACATTCAAAGCACGCAAACGATCACCAAGAATCTGTGCTTTTATCTCATTAGAAACATTGAAATCACTCATGTTATGCGCTTCCTAGTGTTGTGATAGTGCCTGACGAACCGCGATACTTTAGCGCACCTGATTCGACATAAAGATAGCCACCGCCGGTTGCGTTAGCTGCTGGTGCTGTCGAGTTAAAGATAGCCAACCAAGAATCTTTAGTCACAGCCATCGCTGTTCCACCTGCTGAAGTCTGCCATTCAGTCAAGTTAGCAGTCTGCGATGCTGCACCTTTGACAACCAAAGCAATCGTTGAAGCCGATGGCGCGACCGAAGTCAACTGACCAATGCTAGACAAAGAACCGGCAGCAATCGAGCTTGAAGTTCTTAACGCGCCAGAAGACGAAATTACAGTCAAAGCAGTTCCACCCGAGTTTTGCCACTCTTGAATATTGCTTGCCTGTGATGCCGCGGCTCTAACAACAGCACCTGTTGTTGCAGCAGATCGCGACACGATGCTTGTTTGCGCATAAACCGAAATCGTGCCAGCAACAGTCTGTGGCCCTGAAGTCGCGTTCACATACGAAATAGCAGTGCTAGATGGCACAGCAGTAACCACATAAGTCCCATTAAAACCACCTGGCGTGATACCTGCAACAACAACCAAATCGCCCGAACCAATGTTATGTGCGCTAGTTGTCGTAATAGTTGCAGTTCCAGCAGCCGAAGTCGCAGTCAGCGTAGCCCCACCCACAGCAGTCGTCAAACCCGCAGTCGAACCAGTATAAATCTGCCCGACAGCATTACGCCCACCCAAAATAACGCTTGCCGAAGTCTGTAACTGCAACAAATCTGCAAGTTGATTTGATGAACCCTTAACAAAAAGACCCACACCTGATGCGCTAGTTGTATAACCATTCAAAACACCAATAGTTGAAGCCGATGCACCACCCGCAACAACACCACCAGCAGTCTTAAAAGTCGATGAAGTAGCAGAAAGCGAAGCAACAACAGTGCCGCCAGAGTTTTGCCATTCCTGATAGTTTGCAGATTGACCCGATGCACCCCTAGCAACCAAAGCAACAACAGAAGCGTTATTTGAAGCAGCTGTCGTATTAGCAAGTTGAGCAACACCACTAGCACCAATGCTTGCACTTGGCAAATTCAATGCGCCATCAAAAGCGATACTGACTAGCGATGCACTCGATGAACGCCAATCCTGCAGAATTGCGCTTTGTGAAGCCTGCCCGACAACACGCAAAGCAGTCGAGGATGCGTTAGTTGGAGTAAAAGTGTTTTGCCCTGTAAAACTATTATCGCCAGTAAGTAGAGCGTTTGCTGTCCCAGCTGCGACAGTTCCAGCCGCATAGTCACTAACCTGTGATCTAGTGATGCTGCCCGAAATAGTGACAGCAGTTCCGGCAAGAGTCGCATAACTGGCTGTTCCGGCTGTGACTGCTGTTCCTGCACCTGTGGCTGTTGTCGCTGTTCCAGCAGTATTCGCAAAATAGGCTGTACCAGCAGTATTCGCTGTGCCAGCAGTAGTCGCATAAGTTGCTGTTCCAGCAGTGACAGCACCCAACGCACTCGTTGCTGACGTTGCATAAGCCACAGTTCCCGAAGTGAAATCACTAATCTGCGACCTGGTAAGGCTCAAAACTGACTGATCTAAACCCAAAACTGCACTCGAAGCAGACCCAGTATTGGTGATAGGCGAATTGACCGAAATAACGCCACTAACACCAGCAGACCCCGCAGACCCCGCAGGCCCTGTCGCACCCTGCAAACCTACAGACGAAGTTGATACCGCAACCGGCACTTCAGTGACCGCAACATTTACCGAATTCTCGGTGACAGCAACAGTCGTTGTTGATTCTGTTACTGAAACAACAACATCGCTCATCGAGTCACATTCCCAGAAACATTGACAGCACCCTGCAAAATACGAGTAATCGCACTCGACCCCGAAATAATCTCAAGATCATACGCATAAGAACCAGCAGGAATTGCAGCCGATTGAGCGTTAGTGATAGCAACCGCAATAGTGCCTGCAGTGCCACCCAAAATGATACCTGAACCGCTAGTGAGCGACAAAAGCGGGGTTGCAGTCCCATCAACAGCATCACGAACCATCATTGCAGCAGTGTAACCAGTCAAATTTAAGGCTGTTCCGCCCTGAGTGACAGTGAAAGTCCGGTCAAAGTCTGCGCCAGCATAAACAGTCATCGAATAAGTGCCAGGGTTAATCATCAATATCCCATCATTTTCATTATTGCTACGCTTGCGCCCGCCGCAATCAAGCTAGTGATAGTGCTAAAAATCCAAGCATTAGAGTGCTTATCTTTCTCAAGCTCACGAATACGAGTCTCATGATCTTGTGAAGCCTGCAAAATCTGGATACTGTTTGCCTTCAAAATCTCAATGTCACGCACAATCTGCAACAACAAATCTTGGTTAGTCACTCTTGGTTCAGCCATTATTGCCCCTCAGCGGTCATAGGTTGCCCACACAAGCCACAAACAAGCATCGAGTCATCTTTAGGCGCAGAATGAGCCACAAGCCCGCCAAAACAGCCCTCAGTCTTACAAACAAACATTAGCCAGCCGCCACCGCAGTTGACATCGAGACAGCCAAACCATAAATAGTCACAGTCGCAGCCTGAGACGAAGCACCATTATTGACCAAAGCCACAGTCACAGTGCCAGCGTTCACCGCGTTTACAACAGGAGTCAAATAAGCACCAGTTGTAGTCAAACCAGCAATAATTGGCGCAATATAGAAACGACCTGTTGGCAAGGTAATGCTAACTAGAGCCGATGAACCTGCACCAATCGCAGTGCCAGGGCCTGAAGCTGTAAAAGCCGACACGTTTGCTGGCATAGGCTGCCAAACCGCGCCATCCCAAATCTCGACACGATTCGTGTCATCTTGAAAAGTTGGTTGACCGACAGTAGCAGTCGCAATACCAGACGTGCGTGCAGCAGTAGTCGCAAAAACGCTTATAGATTGCGTTGAAACAGTATTTAGATCAGCGGCAGCAATAACATCGCCAACAGCCCAAGTTTTATACGCCATCACACACTCCTAAAAACCAAGTTTAGCAATCAGCTTGCCATTGCCTTATTTGTTACAGCAAACAAAGTTGAGTCAGCGCGAGCAGGCAAATTGTCAAGCGAACCCAACATCAAAGTCACTCTATGTGTTTCAAACTGAATGTCATGGTCAACTCTCAAAACCTGATAAATCTTGTCAATAATCGGGCCAAGACGACTCGGCTGAAAACAAACACGCACAAGCTGATGAATATCCACATAAGCAGCATTCAACAAAATAGCCTGTTGCGCAGCAGTCAAAGACTCAGCAGCAATCACAATGCTCTCAGCCCGATATTCCGGTTTTGAATACTGACCATCCAAGTCATTAGCAATAGTCTGCAAACGAGTGCTATTAGTTGACAAGTTAGCGACAGTATATGAACGCAACCCATAAAGAGCAGTGCTTCCGGTATTTGTCGCAGTAACAGTGCCACCATAAGCGTTAGTCAAATTGACTTGGTTATACAACTGATCGCTTGAATAAGACATCGTGAGGTCAAAAATCGGTAATGCAGTGCCATTACCATAAGCAGTGCCTTGCGAATTGACATCAGCAAAAGTGACATAACTATAAAGCGAATTGAATGAACCTGTCTGCACAGCCCTAGTCGAAGCTGACTGCCCGACTTGACTAAACCAAATAGGCTCAACCTGCCTAGTCACGCCGCTTGACTGAAAAACAGTATTGCCATCAAAATAAACGCTTGCTGTCGAAACTTTTTCAAACTGAACAGCAGTGACATACTGAACCACATTCGAGCCACCATTGACATCAATGCTGAAACTATCGAACGCAGCTGTGGCAACCGCAGAAACCTGCAACCTAGTCCAAGTGTTAGCAGTCACCGAATAGGCAGTGCTGGCAGTATAAGTTGCACCAACGCCATTCATAGTCAAACCAAAAAGCGGGCTAGTGTTTGCTGAATAATAGTAAAGACTCGCTGTATAAGTTCCAGCAGAATAAGACTTGCCGCCCAAAGTGTCAGGCGAGTTATAGGCATTATCGTAAGACGACAAACCTGACTGCCAAACGCCCTGAAATGCTTTAGAACCAGTAGGCGAACCAGTCACAGACACAATCGCAGTCGCACCGCCAGCCCAACCAGCAGCAGTCGCCTGCGCAAAAGTAACTAAATCAGCGTTAGGTGCAGTCACATAGTTGAAATACTGTGTGCCACCGCTAAACGT